CGCAGGCTACCGTCGGCCTGCAGAATGGCAGTGCGACATATACGTTTATGCCGCCGTTTCCAGTTACAGAAGGTTCCGTTGTCGGCGGCCAGTTCACATCAAATAAAGGCTGCACGGTTTCTATGTCACTATTTGGCTGGTTTGAGCCTACCAGCAAACCAACGGCAGGGGGCTGATTATGGCGTGGACCTATATTGACCCGACAACCAGCGACCGGGATAAGGTGCGGTTTTTAGTAGGCGATACCGATACAGATGACCAACTGGTAACAGATGAAGAAATCGCCTGGGCACTTGAAAATGAGAACGTTTATAACGCGGCTGCGACTATTGCCCTGGCTATTGCGACGAAGTTTGCACGCCTTGCCGATAAGGAAGTGGATGATCTTAGCATAAAGTACAGCCAGCGGGCCAAAAACTATAAGGACCTTGCCGCTGATCTGCGCACCAGGGCAAATAAGCGGAGTTTTGCACGCCCTTACCTTGGGGGCACCAGCAAGGCGCAGAAGGATAGCGATGCTGTGGATACTGACTTGGTGCAGCCGTTTTTCAAAAAAGGCCGGTTTGATTATGAGGCTGCGGAAGATGATGAGGGGCGGTGCTAAATGCCTATAAGTGATTTTACGGACTTGATGGTTAACACCGTTACCGTATCAGAAGTTAGCAGCCGGGACGCATACGGTAAGCCGATCTATGGCACCGGGGTTGTTTACACATGCCGTATTACATACCAGGACCGGCTAATTACTACGGCAGAGGGGCAGGATATTACGGCACGGGGGAACATTCTTTTGGCTGGCACTACGGCTATAGGGGCGGATGCAAAAGTGGTTATGGATGATGGCACGGAACCGAAGATCATAGCGACGCGCAAAGTGTTTGATGAAGACGGCGCACACCACACGAGGATTTTTTTTAAATGAGAGTGGAAGGCGATAAGGAAATGCTGGCAAACCTTGAAAAATTAAAGGTGCGCAACATTGATGCCGCAAAGGCGGCCCTTTTTGCCGAAGCGGCGAACATCATTGCCGATAGTAAGGAAAATTATGTGCCGGTGGATACCGGCAATTTGCGGAAAAGCGCCCATACGGAAAAACCTAAATGGTTTGGCAAAACAATCAGCATCAAATTTGGTTACGGCGGCACGGCTGCACCTTATGCGGCAGCGGTGCATGAGAACCCGCGTGCCGGGAAAACAGGCGGTACTTCACCAAAGGGCCGGAAATATAAAACCTGGGCGAAAACGGGCGGCTGGAAGTATTTGGAATTCCCGTTTAAAAAAGCCCTTACCGGCATGGCTGAAAGGCTTGCAGCAAGGATGAAAAAGCATGTTAATAGATGATGTTTATAACAAGCTTATTGCCGATGCAATTGCGGGCGGCGCTACTGGCTGGGCATGTTATAAGGGCTATGCGCAGCCCAAACCGGATAAGCTTGTAGCAATTATAGAAACGGGCGGGATTGACCCGATAAATGTTATGGGCGGGCTTGATGCCGGGCGGCCTAGCTTTATGGTTATGGTGCGGGGTGAGGCGCACGATTACAACCAGGTGCGGGCCAAAATAGAGGCTATTGGCACGGCATTGCACTTTTATACCGTTAACGGCAGGTTTATGGCTATCAGCGGCAGTTTTGTACCCCTTGGCGAGGATGAAAACGGGCGGCATTCTATAACGTTAAATTTTGATACTATATCCATAGGTAACCAATAAAAGGGAGGCGCGATGGCACACATTGTTCTAAAAGATGTTTCAGTTTATGCCGGTGGCTATGATCTTACTGGCGATACTAATAGCGTCGCGCTGGATTACGGGGCTGACATGGTGGAGGATACTGTTTTTAGGCAGGATACGCACGGGATGCGTGCGGGGCTTAAAACCGTTTCTTTTTCTATGGAGGGCTATACGGATGGGACGCATACCGATACGGCGCTTTATGATCAGATCGGCCTAGAAGACCTTCCCTTAACCGCTATGACGGCGGGGCCGACGGAGGGGAACACGGCTTATAGCTTTCTTACCGCTGTAAGCGAGTTCCAGCCCGCTAATGGGGCCGTTGGTGAAATGGCTGCATACAGTGCAAGCGCGGCGGCTATGGGCGATCTTATTAAGGGCTACAGCCTGGCTAATGTTGAAAACGCGGATACGACGGGTGCGACAACCGGCGTACAGGCTGGCGCGGCTACGGCAACGCAGACAATTTACGCGGCTATCCATGTTTTAAACAGCGGCACGGGCACACTTGACGCGGTTATTGAAAGCGATGATAATGCAGGGTTTACGTCGCCCGTAACCAGGTTCACATTTACACAGGCTACGGGCGTTACAAGCGAATGGTTAACACTGGCGGGGCCGGTAACTGATGATTACTGGCGGGTTAGCTATACGATAGCCGGGGCGGACCCGGATTTTACGTTTATCGTATTTTTTGGAATTCTTTAAAAGGGGGCATTAAATGGCACATGAGGTATTGAAGGACTGTTTTATTGAGATCGACGGGCAGGACCTTTCAGCCCACGTTACAAGCGTTACGCTTGATTATAGCGCGGACATGGTGGAGGACACTACCTTTGGGCAGGGTACGCACGGGATGCGTGCGGGGCTGCTTAACTGGTCAATTTCGCTTGAAATGAACAATGATGGCGATGCGCTTGCGGTAGAAGCTACGCTGTGGCCTTTGGTTGGGGATGATACCGGGTTTACGGTGGTATTGCGGCGCAATAAAACTGATGGGGTAGGTGCTACAAACCCTAATTATACGGGCACCGGCGTTTTGGAGTCATTCAGCCCACTTAGCGGCGCTGTTGGTGAATTGTGGACTACCAGCCCGACGATCCAGCCGCATGCAAGCAGCCCGACGCTGGCGCGCACAACATCATAACGCGCCGGGGTTTACGTCTTTCCCCCCGGCACCTGTAAAGCCAAAAAAAGACAAACCAAAAAGACGGGGGTTAACATGGGTAAAGCAGTAAGTTTGAGAGACAAAATCAAAAACGCGAATGATAAGAAACGCGAAAAAGTAACAATTAATGAGTGGGGCGGCGTGGTTATTTATGTTGCCACTATGACGGCGGCGGGCAAAGAACGTTTTGAGGGCATGTTTGTGGATGAAAACGGGCAGCGCAAAGACGTTGACTCAATCCGCGCCGTCCTGGCCGTGCTTACGTGTGAGACGGAGGACGGGGGGAAAGTGTTTGAGCCTGGTGATGAGGTTTGGCTAAAGGATAAAAGCGCCTCCGCGCTTACAAAGCTTGCCAACGCAGCCCAGGCGCTTAACGTCCTTACTGATAACGAAGTAGAGGAACTCGCAAAAAACTAAAAACGCATCCCTCCCGCCGTTTCCTTATGCGGCTGTGTAAAGACCTGGGGGGGATGACGTTTGCGGAAATGCTGCAGCGCATGAGCGGTAATGAAATGGCTGAATGGCAGGCTTATTACTTGCTTGAACATAGGGAGCTTGAAGACCAACGGCGTGCCGCGCGTGTTGAAGCCGGGCGGCGGCGGATAAAAGGCAAAATAAGGGGTTAACATGGCGAGCATTGGCGATATTACCGGATACCTGGAACTAGACACAACCGGGCTAGTCGCCGGTGTCGCCGTTGCCAAAAAATCCGTTACCACAATCCGCAGCGGCCTTAACACTATCAGCACTACGGCGGCGAAGGTCGAGGGGAGCATTTTTTCACTAAAAAATGCTATCCTGGGGCTTGGTGCCGGTGTAATTGTTAAAGATATTATACAAACGGCAGTACAGTTTGAATCCCTAAATAACTCCCTAAAAGCCTCCACAGGTTCAGCCCAGGCCGGGGCCGCCGCTATGGCTTATGTTAGATCAGAAGCGGAACGGCTGGGGCTTAACCTTGAAGTATCCGCAACCGCATTCGCAAAATTCAGCGGCGCGGTAAAAGGCACGGCTTTGGAGGGGCAGGGTGCGCGTGATGTTTTTACATCAATTGCAGAAGCATCAAGCGTACTTGGGCTATCAGCAGACCAGACACATGGCGCGTTAACGGCTTTGGAACAAATGGTTTCAAAAGGCAAGGTTAGTGCGGAGGAATTGCGCGGGCAGCTTGGCGAACGCCTGCCGGGGGCTTTCCAAATAGCCGCTAAATCTATGGGCATGACTACGGCGGAACTTGACAAAATGCTAAGTGAAGGCAAGGTTATATCCGAAGACTTCCTGCCAAAATTCGCCGCAGAACTCCGCAGCCGTTTCAGCAAAGACGTACCGGACGCGGCGGGCAGCGCAAGGGCTGAATTTAACCGCCTTGGCAACTCTATTGTAGAACTAAAGCTTGCCATAGCAAACAGCGGCCTACTGGCATTTATAACCGCCGCCGCAAAAACCATAACAACCCTCTTTAAAGCCGTGGGCAAGGTTATGGCGGAAAACGTATCCGGCCAGCTTAAAACATCGGCAGACCGTGCCAAGGAAATGCACGAAACCGTGGCGGGTATGATCCCGGCAGTCGGCAAATTTGTCGGCATTTTTGCCGATGGCCTATACGCTATAAAGCTGGGCTTCCTAGGCTCCCGCATGGCCGTAAACGCATTTGGCGCGGCTATCTTGCAAATGGCAAATAACGGCATAAAGCATATTGAGGATTTAATCAATACGTTTATAGACGGCCTGAACAGCGCGAAAATACTTATTAATGAGCTTACCGGCGCGGATTTTGATTTAACGGAACGTGTAACGCTTGGGCCTGTGGCGCTGGATGCGATGAATGAGTTTAGGGACCGGGCTATTGAAATACAGCAGGAAACCGATGCGATGCTGGCGGCGGGGCTGCCGTCGGCACGCATTGCGGAATATACGGCACAGATGCAAACGGCATTTGAAACCGTGCAGGCTATGGCCCCGGCAGCTATGCCAGCATTAACCGGGGGGCCTGCGGCACCGGAAGCGGGTGGCGGTGAAACCGCTGCGGGAAGCTTTTTGCCGGATATGAGCGAGGAAAAGCTTACGGGCAGGCTGGAACGGCTTAGAGAGCAATTTATGTCGGAAGAAGAATTGCTAAATAATACGCTGCTTAACCAGGCTTTGCTTATTGAGGAAAATTTCGCACAGAAGCTTATTAGCGAACAGGAACGGAATGCGCTGCTTGAGCAGATCGAGGCGGACCACCAAAACAAATTAACCGCGCTTACGGATAAGGGGTTTGTAGAACGGCAGAAATTTGCGGCAAAAAGTTCCCTTGCACAGACGAAGGATGTGCTTGGCAATGTTGCAAGTTTGACGCAGGGCATGGCACAGGAAAATAAAGCAATGTTCCAGATCAACAAAGCCGCCGCCCTGGCTAATGCCACTATTAGCCTTTATGAGGGTGTATCGTTAACACTAAGCAAATACCCTTACCCACTATCTATAGCCCTGGCAGCACTGCAGGGCGTTGCCGGTGCCGCCCAAATAGCCTCCATAGCATCATCATCATTTAGTGGCGGCGGCGGCGGCGGTGTATCGGTAGGCGGCGGCGGTGCCGTACCGGCGGCACCTACAAGCGGGGTTAGTGAAACCATTGCGGCGGCTACGGAGGCAGCGGCACCGACACAGGAAGTAACTATAGATTTGGGCGAGGAAGACCAGCTTATAAGCACCAGTGCAATGCGTGGGCTTATTGAGCGCATAATTGAAACGTCCGGCGATATGGGCG